GATATGTTTTTACGTCAGACGGAACATCATATAAATCAATAGGATCACCGTCTATCCCTGAATCAGTTGGATTTCCGCTGGCATCTAATTCAGCTAAGTTTCCTGTTGTGTGTCCTGTTGCTTTGTCTGCTTTATCGTCTAACTCGTCTTGTAAGTCTGTTTGATCAGATAATGTACCAGTAATATTTCCCCACTCCGCACTTACTGTATCTAAACTTTCTTCCTCACTTAATTTCCTATAATCAGATTCGTTTGCATTTGTTGTTCCCAAGTATTCAAAATAAGCGTATCCGGAGCTAACTGTACTAAAACCACTTGCATCCACAGCAACATATATAAATCCACTACTTTGATTGGATTGATCTGACAAAAGATCTGCCCAATTAACATAAGAATTGGCTATAGCTTGCGATGAGCCACCTGAGCCAAGAGTATATACAAAATCCCAGAAAGACGATCCAGATTGTCCAAGAGCTCCAGTAAATTCATATACCTCCCCTTCTGACAACACACTCCATCTTTCCCCATTAGTTATATTGCTAGCTGCATTTCTTGCTGTTAAATCAGAAAACTCACCAGATATACCTTGAGAAGCTTGTCCTACTGCTGAGGATATCTTAGAATCAACTTCTGCAGATGTATCAAAAGTAGAATCTGCGTAACCAATCGCTGCTGATTCCGCTGCATTTGCTGCTGAATCTGCGTAATCTCTAGCTCCTTTAGAACTAGCAACCTTGCTTGCATCATCTGTTAAGGTAGTCTCAAGATCGCTAGTATCTAATATATTTGTTGGTACTTGAGAGCTATCCAGAAAACCTCCTACTAGATCTGCTTTAGAGCTTAATAGAGACGTTATCTCATCCTTAGTATAGTAATTGCCAAACCTAGCCCAGTAAGTCGATCCTGTGCCGTCATATGGGCTTACAGAGGTAGCTGAATTGTCTAATATAGATATAAATAATTCTCTTTCGTTTGCCCCATCTTGAGCGTACACTATATCTCCAACAGAATAGCCAACTGCTGAATCAAATAAAGTAATTTCATCTTCTATAGAGGCGGACAAAGATAATATGTCAGCTGCATTAGTAGCTATATCGATTGTATTCTGAGCTATAGTAGCAGTAGTCGTAGTTCCAAAGCTTGAATTAGCAACTCTATTGTTAAACCCAGTCAGATCATCGTCTATAAGACCAGTAATGGTAACTGTAACCACTCCTGTTTCTCCGTTAATAGACAGAACCTGAGCACCAAAGTCAAGTCTTAAGAAGTCAGCTAGGTCGGCAGGATCGTCATTATTTATCTTGTAGTATACCGCGCTTCCACTGACTACATTTGGATCTGCAGAAGCATCTCCTACAACAAATACATCTCCCTCAGCAGAAGTTAATGCTAGCATTGCTGATATGTCAGCTGCAGATGTTGTGGAGTTTATAAACAGAGAATTTAGATACTGCTCATCTATCTTTCCATTAGCATTCAACGGAGCTACGCCACTTGCTGCACCTTTCTCAGAGGTCTCTATAAAGCTACCAGAACCAAAGGCGCTATCTTCTGTCCAAGTTGTTAGGTCGGGCTGTAATTCATAGAACTTAGTGTCACCTAGTCCATCATCTTTAACCCTGACAACCATCAATGGCCTTCGTCTAAAGGCTGAAATATTGTCACGTGACGAAATGTCAGGTACTGACAAAAAGTCAACCTGTACATCCTCTGGCGCTGTGAGAGGAACTTGTATATTATTTCTTCGACCAAACTGGTCATTAATTGGTATTGCCATATTAACTTACAATTACTGTTATCGCTCCTAATCCGGCATTAGTAGATCTATACACATAATAGTCTTCTGTAAAGCCAGAGTTGTTAGTAAATGAAAATGTTGTAGGACTGTTAAATCCTGCAGGAAATCCTGTTTGTGCATCTGTAAATGTTGCAGTTCCTAGTCTAGATGGATAGCAATAGTAAAGATAATCACTTGCTCCAACAACTGGAAAATTTATAGTTTTTTCTTTTGAGTTAGATAACTCATTATTCATCGACAATATAAATGCATTGGATACAGATGTGTTTGATGATGCTATCCAATATCTTTTATTCCAGAAGTTTATTGAAGTGTTTCTGGAATCCGTGTTAACTCCATCGTCAACTTGTAGTGTATAAGTAGCTGCACCAATCGCATCTGGATCATAACCAATACCTGAGAAAGATTGAGATCTAGCCGATATAGGTGGATTTGTTGTGGTTATTCCAGTTCCGGTTATCTGCTGACTTACGATAGAGCCCTTATTAAGCGTCCAGTTAATAGCAAACGCGTCCAGAGGACTTCCTACCTCCAAAGCAGAGATATTGCTTGAGAGAGCGGTTATATCGATCGCAGTGTACAATATAGAGTCAAGCACGTCTGATAATGTTTGCCCATCGTACAACACGCTGTCTGAGTCTAATGGAAGAGCAACTCCGCTACCAGCTGGACCTGCCGGACCTTGAGGGCCTTGTGGCCCTACTAAGCCTTGTCCAACTATATTTATTCGCTGTATTACGAATGGTTTATTTTTTATACTTTCTGACATTAATCCTCAACTTTAATTTCTAACAAAGCATCCCTAAACCTAAGGTTTGAAGAAGACCCTGTACCTATTTTTGATAAGCCTAGTCCAATTGTAGACCATGTGTTTGATATAGTACCTTTCCAAAATACGTGCCCAGCTACATCTTCACTAATTCCGGTTCCCGGTAATGCCATTCTTTTTATGGGAGCGGTGCTAGTATTTGAATAAATACCTATTATACCTGTATCGTTACCGTCATTGAAGAATGATGCCTTGCCTGTTATTACAACTGTTTTTCCTCTTATCCCTGTTACCCCTATTAACGCCGGAATACTGTAACTTGGAAGCGATGGAGCAGATGTTCCACCAGAGGATGAAGAGTATTTGTTATAATAAGCACTAATGCCTATTGCTGGTTGGCCTTGAGGACCTTGTGGCCCGACAGCACCTGTATCTCCTTTATCTCCTTTTGGGCCTCTCCATATCCCATTGTCAAACCAGTCAGTTCCATCCCATTGTATAGCATGGTCTTTAAGGTTTTGCGGTAAACCCATCGAGTTTTTAGCGGAGGTAGACCTTATATCAAACAACACTGTGAGAACTACAGGGTCTTGAGTTGTAGCAGAAAGCCCTTCTACTGCAGAAACAAGAGAGTCAACAAGTGTTACATCTGAATATCCTGGAGTTACAACAAATGCTTTGCCTTGAACACCCTGGGCTCCTATCGAAGACACTGATAAAGAACCGCTACTCATAGTAAAGGTTGCAGATGATGTATCCGCCTTAACAGCTAGATCTAAAGTGTCTCCTGCATTTAATAGCAGTACGCCTGATGCAGATGCATTAACTATAGTTATCTCAGTATCAAAAGAAATCTCCGAGGGTATTGAATCTATTAATGATCCGTTTACTCTAGGTTGAATATTGTAAGATGTGCTGGCAGAGCCTTCTATTGAACAATCATATGATACATTATATACTCCAGTTTCGTTTATTTCTATTTGGTCATTAGCAAAGTCTGTAGACACTCCCTCTTTATCTGTGCTTTCATCTGTAAACTGAGTTATCTTGTAATATGTGCCAGCCGTTGTAAGTGTTTGAGAGTTTGATGTATCATCATCGTTAAATATATTTCCATAAAACACTATACTGCTTCCATCTAAACCTGCAGGGCCTTGAGGACCTACAGAATTAAATACAGGAGCTCCCCATGTTCCTCCACTTTTCTCAAACCAATCTCCTGCTGAATAACTTACACCATCAGCAGTCTGAAAATACAAATCTCCGGTATTACCATCTACATCATCTGGATCGAGTGCTCCAGCTAATACACTAGTTCCAGGATCACCCTTATCCCCAACGCCTTCTTCCCAGTCTCCTAATAAGTTTGACGGAGGAGTGCCTGTATACTTCCAATAAGTTTGTGTATCTTGTTGATAAACTATTAAGCCTTCGTATACATATTTTATACTCAGTCTGTTAGCCTCATCTGCAACTAGCATTCTAGCGTCTAGTGGCAAATATCTTCTTAAATCTATATCTGTTAGTTCTTTCTTAGCCATTAGAATTTAAATGTTATAGTCGCGTCAAGATCCGTAGATCCTAGATAATATATATTATAGCTTTCTGTATAGTTTGTGTCTAGGCCAGTTGAAGTTACGTTTCCAGTGGTAAAGGTAAACGAATCAGTCACTATATCACCATGCTGATCAAGTATTTCAGACAATTGGCCATAAGATGCTGGATAAGCAAACATTAAATACCCGTCACCGCCTTCAAAATCATAGAATAGTTCTTTATCTTCTTGCGGAGTAATTATCTTGCTTAGATCAGAGTATAAAGAAGATAAATTAACATTTGACTGAATTCCCCAAAGAAAAGGGAAAACAAACTGAATTGTTTCGCTATCTGATATTACATTAGTTACATCATCTATCTGAACTGTATAGGTCTTAGCGGATGTTACTCCTGAATCAATAAAGACTTCGGTGTCGTCAAAGTTTGTATTTACTAAAGAAAATCCAGCAGGAGATGTTATGGATCTAGAAACAACATCTTCACTTCCTATAGTAGAAGATACTTGAAATGTTACGTCATTTGAACTACCATTTTCGTAGTACAATCCGCTGTTTATGGATACATCGATAGTAGGCTCTATATATGTGGCATCTACAAGGGTTATAGTCTTATTCGAGGAGTCACCTGTCTCTTCAATTCCGATGCTAGGTATATTTGAAACAACCGTTACTTCTGCGCTACTACCAGCTTCTCCTCTTGGGCCTTGAGGCCCTATTTGAGCAGCTCCTTGCACTATGTTGGGCTTCCCTTTCTGAATAATTGTAGGGGCAGACAAAGGAATATCCTGAATGTCGGAAAATTCTATTAGGCAACCAAGTAGTCTATCTAACACATAATCTTCTATTCCGTTTCCTTCTGCTCTAGAAACACCTTTAATGTATTTGATTATCCATTGACCTTTTTCTACAGAGTTGGTCACGTCAATCCCATAAAGGTAATTGGTAGCGGCTTCGCTACCTAGATTACCTAATGCCTCTTGAGCTCTATATAATATAACATCTTTTCTTTTTACTGACATTCTGTACAATCATTACGAGTTCTCATGTCATCTAAAACAAGTACTGCTTTAGCTGCTTCTGTAAAATTTTCTTGATAGAATAGTGCTACCGTAGCATTTAAAAAGAAATCAAATTGATCAAGGTGTTGCTTGCAAGCTTTACTACAGTTACATCCACAACCTTTTTTAGATAATTTAGACAAGATATTTACGTAGTGTACGTCAGCTAAATTGGTGTAAACCCAATCTAAGCTACCCACATGTACTCCATATGTGTCTGGATCATCATATACTATTGTTCTGAAAAATTCTTCTGTAACTTCCTCCCACTCGGCTGTTCCTTGATCTGGGGCATTGCTTGATGCAGCAAGATGAGATACTGTAGACTTATAGAATAATCCATCGAAATATATCACTTGATCTAAGTCAAAAGTAAGACCATCAACCCATTCTTCTGATCCTATAATATTATACAGATAGTGACCATCGCCGATAAGCTCTGCATTCCAAAGACTAGCTGTAGTTGGAACTGGATTCGGTATTTCTACTTGCTGATCATCAGATTCTACATTTTGCTTATATCCATATACATGAATATTAAGAGATTCTCTTGTAGCGTTTCCTCCTCCATATCCACCAGGGTTGGTGATAGCATCGTAATCACCGGTATTGTCTACTAGGTCGACAGAAGGAAACTTTCCGTTGTCAGAGTAGATGTTGAATACTTTTAATTTTAGATCTAAAGCCATTGTTTTTCTTTTGTTAATCTAATGCAATAACTGTGCTAAACCAGAAAAGCCCCAGCGAAATACTGAGGCTTTTAAATTATTGAGCACTATTGGTTTATTTCTTCTTGTCTGCTCTTTTGATAGCTTCTTTAATAACAGTAAGTAAGTCATCTTCTTTGATAAGCTTGCTTATAACCTTATCCTCGTCAGTGTAATGACCTAATGCTGTATCTTCATACATAAAGATAAAACCTTTTCTCTTGATAACGTTCAACTGGAGTGCTTTCTTGAATATAGATTTAGCAACTCTTGATGAGTCATTCATCATGCTTAAGAAATCCATAGGATTATTTTCAGCATAAGAGATTACATGGTGTCTCTTCATTTCCATCCCAGACGCATTGCTTCCAATCAATGTAGCAATTTCCTCAAGATCGTTTCCTTTTAATGAAAGAGCTAAGTCAGATGCTTCTTTTCTTTTAACTGCGTGATCAATAGCAATTTTAGCATCAGACTCTTCATCAAGCTTTTTAAATAAAGGTTTGCCATATGAATTTGGGCTGTCTTGACAAAGTGGGTGATTTTCAAGAAACTCTATCTTCTCTTTAAATTTCTTGTGAATCCAAATCTTCCTATTTCTAGCAGAAAACTTAAATCTGTATTTTTTTACGCTGCCATCTTTATTAACACCGTCCTGTACGTAGCGATCTTCACCTTCGCTGTCTACGTAACCATTACAACTGTAAGATCCTCTCATTGGATCAATTAAAACGAAATAAACGTAATCTTCTGGATTAAAAGCCATTATTGTAAAATTTAAAATTGTAAAAATAGTTAGAGCCAACCGCAGGACTCGAACCTGCACCTTCCTGTTTACACAACAGACATTCTACATTAAAATAAGTTGGCAAATGGGGAGCTTAGTGGTGCCCCCCAAATCTTTATTAGCTAGTTGCTTTCAAGATACCGCTTCTATTTGGTAAACGGAACTCAATACCTATTTGAGAAAGTAACTGGATTTCGAATCCATCAAAACTATTTGCAGCCATACCACCATCTTGACCAGAAGGAGAGTGCATACCTGGAATAGTTTTGTGAACGAATTTACGCTGTATTCCATCCAACTCTTTGTACTTCATAGAAAGAAGTTTTTTACCAGAGTTGTCAGTACCTAAGTCTAACCATAGTGAAGCATTAGAAAAGCTTACTTTGTCAGAAGAAGGTCCAGTAGAAGGAGCAGGTAATACTTCTGGATCATCAAATAGCTCATAATAAGCGAAGTGAATAGTCTTGCCTAAAAACTTGTAGGTTTCAACATCCAATCCAACAGTATTATTGCCGAATGAACCATAACTAACTCCTCCAGCAACGTGATAATCTTTCAATGCACGCTGGATATCAGTCATCATGTCAGCACCGCAGATCGCAGTCATCTCATTAGAGGCGTTTTCGATCATTAATTGCTTGATGTGATTCTGAATATCTTCCTCACTAACACCTTGGGCAGAAGAAAATTCATTCTGAATACCAGAGTCAAGTACATATTGCCAGATACCTTTAGAAGACAATACCGCTGAATCAGAACGCTGACCAAACATTATGGCTAACTCTCTGTCACGAGCAAATTCCTTCATTTCAATATCTTCTTGAGTCCAATACCAAGCAGACCCATCACCTAGCCAAGTCCTATCAGTTAAAGCATCGCCTGTAATCTTAATAGATCTACGAAGAGTAGATAAACGGTTATCCTCTTCTTCTGGCAAGTAAAGTCGTCCCTCAGGACCGAAAGAACCTTCGCCGAATAAAGAAGCGATGTGACCGAATCGGAATGTATCCGCAATTAATGCAACAGACCAATTACCGCCAGCTACACGAACTACGTCCACTTGCTGAGCATCTGTATCAGTTGTACCTTGCCTAGAGGCTACTACACGACCAATCTCACCTGACTCTAAACGAATAGTGTCGCCTACGATAAGATAGCCTTTGTTGTTTGCGTCCCAAACATATTCTGGAACTTCAAATGTAGCTGTAGCTGTAGTTCCACCTGAAAGGTTGGTAACAGTTCCACCTATTCTAGTTCGATCTTGGATATTCCAAGAGAACACGTCACGATTTACGGGCTCGTAAGCACCTAATCTTTCTAATAAAGCAGTAAGATAATATTGAGGGTATTTATAGCTCAATACATTCGAATGTTCTGGCTTTAAAATACCGGATTGAAATACGTAACCCGATAAAATACCATCACTACCTACTGCCCTTGTTCCATCCACTAAGGGAGGAGTTGGGTTTCCATTTACTGGCATAACTTCTAATTTTTGTTTTTAATTATTACTTTTTACTGTAGTGTTCAAAATATACATCCATAGGACTCTTCTTTTGAGAAGATGTAACGTCAGGTTTACTAGTTGGCTTATCTAGTTGAGTGTTAGTTGTAGAACGCCACACCTCTTTCTTGGTAGCATTCTTAATTTTAGTCTCGAGATATTTATTAATCTTAGACCGATTTAACTCTCTAAAATAAACGCTAGCAACTTTTGAATAATCTAGTTCGCCACTCTTATTATAAAATAAATCTTTAAGCATTGAGCCTTCCATTACTTTATCATAAATTTGCTTTTTGTGAGCAGGTCCTATTTTAAAACCATCAACATCTTCAATCTTATCTAGGGCTGACTTAAGCTGCTTCTTTTGCTCGTTTCGAGATTGTTCAGCTTGTCTTTCTAGTTGCAATTTCTGATTTTTTTGGTTTTCTGTTAACCTTTCACGAATCTCAGCACCCCTGATTTTGATATCTTTCTCAGACATTTCGCTGATATATTCATCTAACGCTTCTTTGTCTAAGTTTCCTTCGCTATCAGTAAAATGCTTAGCTAAGCTATTGGCAACTAAATCCTCGTTACTGTAACCTGTATAATCTTGTGATGAAACTCCTAGGTACGATAAATAATCACCACCTTTTTTATACAGATCAATTGCTCCCTTTAAGTCCTCTGGAATTTCTGAAAAAGTTTCTGATTTAGATTTAAATTCATTTAGCTGTTCTCGCATCTCGGAGATTTTTGCAGTGAAAGCGTCTTTGTCTGTAACATCATCAAATCCTAGCTCTTTGGCTATGCTTGAATAGTCTACTGACTCAGTCTTAACTTCCTCTTCATCATCTACCTCAACTTGATCCCAATCTTCAAAACTAAAATCTTCTTCTTCAACTTCCTCTTTTTGTTCTTTGTCGCCATCTTGATCAGACTCTTTTGAGCCCTCTGAATCAAGATCAGTGCTATCTTCTTGAGTTCTATGCTCTTCTTCTGCGACTTCTTCTTGAACATCTTCTTCTTCCGAAGGATTGCCAGTATTAGTTTCTACAGGTTTTTCTTGTTGATCAACATTATTGCTGCTTTCCGCCTTTGGCGTATTCGCAATTCCCATTAAAAGTTCTTCTAAGTTTTGTGCCATAGTAATATTAAAATTTATACAAAATTTATGCCATTATTTTTTGCCTACTTTTGTTTTTAATAAGTCGGCTTTTATTTTGGCTAGTGTTTGGTTTTCTTTTCCTTTATTGTCCATCTGTTTTAGAGCCATTGCACCTTGCTGTTGTGCTTGTACATTTTGAGCTGCTGCTTGAGATGTTTGCATTTCTCTTTCTAATTGAGCTTGCTGTTCTTGTTGCTGTAATTGCATTTGCTGTTCAAACTCCTCTTTAGCTTTTTTCTCTGACGCTTTAGAGAATCTTCTTATACCTTGTTTAACATCTTTCTCCATCATCAGCTTCATTGCATCTACAAAATCTATGCTACCTGATTGAAGTGCGGCCATAACTGTTTGATGAAACATATTAATGTCATCTATTGCTGGCGGTATGGATTCTATAAACACACCGTAGTCGTTAAGTTCCAAGTCTACATCATGAGTTAGAAAATCTACTCCGGTATCGCCTATGATTGGAGCAAACCTTTCTTTGCCGGCCCAAGCTATCTTAACAAGCCCAGCTTGATGAGTAAGAACTTTTGAGCTCATACTGTTAAATAAGTTAAACAGCGTTGATGTAGCCATAGCTGATTGAAACAAAGCAGATTGAGTCACACCAACAGCTTGAGATGCGCCTTGTACGTGGCCTTGTCTTGCATCGTTAACTCCTGATATTTCATCCATCTCCTGATCAATCATCCTAGATATTTCCAGGTACTGGCCTACAGAACTAGATATTGTCATATCTATCTGAGAAAATTGATTGAACTGTGCAGGTATCCTGTCCTTTTTTGAATCTATAAAGGCAATACCAACAGTTTTCAGATATTTTATAACCTCCTCTATTTCCCAGTCCTCTGGAATCTGAGCCACATCATAAATAAATCCTTTTGCTCCAGCTCTACTCATTGCAAGCTGAACATTATACATTGTTATATCCTTAAGCTTCTGTAAGCCCATTAATTGATGAACCTTACTAACGCCGTGGCCGTTGATATAGTTAGGTATTAAAGCTTTATAGGGACATTGCGTGTCTTTAAGATCATCGGTATCCCTTGTCTGGTTAGGAACTTCTCCCCATTCTGTTAAAAACTTTCCTCCGATAAGAGTTCCTTGTCTCCAGATTGCAATATTGTTTTTCTCTACGTTTTCTTTCCCATCTACAATGTCGTAAACCCTTTTGTAGTGATCTCCTCCATACTTGTCCTTAGATGCTTTGTGTGCAATAGTTTTAAAGTCTTTCCATACGGCAGACAAAACCATAACTCGGAGTTCATCGCGTTCTCTCTTGAAGAATCTTAATGTAGTAGAGTCAAGTAAGTTTGGAGACTGAGCTGTTCCTAGTGTAGTGTTGTAGTCGTTCTGCATATTTCCAATACCAGGGTTAAGGTATTGCTTAGCAGCATACTCTATTTGCTTCTTGCTTAGTCCGTATTTTTCTGCAGCTTCTCCGGCAGTCATATATCTTACTTCTCCGAAGAATGAAGAGTCTGAGAGGAAGTCATCTGTAGCGTTAGTGTCGAATATCATGAAACGAGGGTCCACTCTTCTTGCAACTGGAATTCCGCCCTTTATTTCACATTTAACGAAGCATCTGCCAGCAATCAACATGTCACGAAACATTGCTGTCCTCTCATAATCCCAGTCATTTTTCTTAGATATATATTTTAAAGCAGACTCCATGATTAATTCTGAGGTCTCTTTATAGTTGCTATCGAAATACTCGTCAAGCTCTTCTTCGTCTTCCGGAAGAGGTTTTCCTGATGACAAAGGTAATCCATACTTTTCTTCTAGGTCTTCTCGAAGGCTTTTAAGCTTCATATCAACACGCATCTGCTCTTTCTTCTCAAGCCGCCTTACATTCGCATCTTTGTTAAGAGCCTTTACTACAATATCGTAACCTCTTTGACCTAGCTCTCCTATAAGGACATCTACCTTATTCTTTATCTTGTTGTAGTTTATCCATTGAGCAGGAAGAGACTCTCCGTTTTCAGACTCTTGTATGAATCTAAACTCATCTCCAGTCTGTAGCCCCTGATAAAAGTTGTAGGCTTCATTCAAAGCTCTATAAGACAGGTCATACGCATTGTTTAAGCTTTCGTTAGTGATAGCCAAAACAAATTGGTGATGCCAATCTTCGTTTTTTTGTTCTTCTGGAACATTTAAGCTCGGAAAAGCAAACGTTGTTTTCTTAGTTCCTACTTTCTCCATTTACAATATTTTATTTGTTGCGAGCCTGGGAGTCGAACCCAGTCCTGTGGCTTATGAGACCACCGACTTAGCCATTTGTCCTGCTCACGATATATCTTTAACAAAAACCGTTCCTATTGTCTAACTCTTACTACTCTTCCACCCTGATTCATATATTTGAAAGAAGGTTTTATTGGTTTGTACCCAATTGGCCTAGTTCCTACTGACTCATCCTTAAGCGACATTAGAGCTATACCAAATGACATCACAAGGTCGGTATTTTCAACTCCAAATAACAAGAACTGCTCTAGAAGTTTTATTGAAGGTATTAGCTCACAATAGTCTTCTATATATTCTTCTATAAGGGTTATCATATATTCTTTGGTAGAATCATTCATATGAACCCCCATGGTATTAGATCTACCTCCAACCATTCTCATTACACCCTGAGGAGATAATTTAATCAAATGTTTATAACCGGCCTCTTCCATAAAGGAAATCATTCTGTACCTATTTCGTTCAACCAGTAAGCTTGTTTCATTGTAATATCTCGCGATCAACATTGACTGTTCATAATACTCTTTAGCCTTTTTAGGCCTATCAACGTATTCACAAACAATATATGGAGATCCAGCACCCTCTTGCTTTTTGATTACATGCAAACTCATGTCAGAGGCTTCTGTTCCAACGTCATCATGATCTGCAGGGTCAACTCCTATCACATAAAGATTCTTAATCTCTTTCACCGGCTCATACATTACAACTTTGCCATCGGCAGAAGGATTAAATATAACCTTTCCTGTTGCATCTTGCCTGAAATAACCAGTTGTTCTACGCGGAGGGTTTGCGCTTAGCGAGCTTATCTGCTGGTTTATTTTTATCCTGTTACCTACACCAACATTAGATGAATCCATGAAGGCCTCCTCTATTGTTAGCGGGTATCTTTGCTTAAAGTCAACCTGATCCTTTTCGCTAAGATTTTCTCTTTTCTTTCTTTGATAAACAATCCATCTGACCGCATCCTCTACCATATCATTACCGAACTCATCTGTAATCAAACCCATCCATCCACCAAAAAATATTCTTTCTAGGTTATATACATGAGCATTGTCCCACATTCTCTTAAGACCTATACCCTCTTTACCAATTTCTCCAGCAGTACCAAACAAAAGAGGAATACCGCTACGAACAGTTTCCTGCATTAAGCAGTCTTCTGTGTATGACCATAGTTGAGGGAGATGATCTATTTTACCAGCCTCATCACATACCCACTTGTTAAGCATCCTACCCTCAAATGCGTTAGGGGTAGGAGAAACAACAAATATGTTTGACTGAGTACCTCTTCTTATCTTGTTTCCTTTGGAGTCCCTTGTAAAATAAGCGAAGTCCATCTCCATACGAGATGAACCTGCTGTAGTAGTAGCTCTTAAGAACGAAGGAAGATTGTCATAAACGAACTTAACCTTCTTGAAAAGCTCGACAGAATCTCTCTCTGTCTTGCTGTTCATGCCTATTTTAGCGTTAGGGTAGAACGATGCGTCATGAAGGGCATCTGCCGCTTCTTTCCACGAAAAACCTGCCCTACGCCTCTTAACACATATTATCCCTTTACCTTTTTCCTCATGACAACTATTAACTCTTTCATACCAAAACGCATCGGCTGATCTAAAGTCTGGCTTTATTTTACCTCTATCTATGTTTTCTATGCTGCCATAATTGTAGTAGAAATACATCTTGCCGCTAAGCTCTCCGTCTCCATATTTACATTTTTTTATTTCTTCTCTCTCCCAAGCCAACCTGTCGGCCACGTCCATTCCTTTAGGAGCCTTTGTCCTATAAATTTTCTTTTCGAATCTAGGTATTTCTGGAATAAGAGACATATAGTCTTTTACTATATTCTCCAACTCAGGAATACGCTCATTCTTAGATACTATACCAGGGTTGTTGTTTACAGTAACCATTATTTCAAATCCATTGGTACAATGATCGGTATCTGGCCATTATCGGCCACCACGCCGCAACTAATTATCATTTTTTTAGCGAAATTTTTACCATACTCCATCGCGTATGCTTTTTCGTCCACGCCACACCCGACCATTAATCCAAAATATCTCTCTTGTCGGGTAGCATTCCATCTTATAGAAGCTTCTGTGTGCACGTGACCTATTACAACGCTTTGAGATAGGTTCTGAGCTCTCTTAAATGCTGCATTTGGACCACTTGTGCCTGATCCGTGAGTATAGAATACTCCATCCAACTCATAATCTTCTACAAAGTTCCAGTTATTTAATTCTAAAACCTCATTAAATGGCTTTAGCCATCTTCTTGACAATCCTGAAGAGAACGTTTTTCTGTAAGCCAATATGTCATGGTTTCCCAAGATTACAGTTGCTTCTGGAAATGCTTTATACCAATTTGCTAACTGAGATATTGCTGCATCAAGCTCATCGCCTGCACCCATTCCGTCTGGATTAGATTCATGGTAACTAGAGTAGTGGTGATCTATTACATCACCTATAAATATTACTTTGTTGCAGTTATATTTTTCGTAAGTCTCTATACAATGTTCTAAGTAACCTTCTCTGGTGAAAGGAGCATGAATGTCTCCTACTACTAAAACATTATTATCTTGCTTTTTGACCAGCTTTAAATACATATCGTATTCCTGCTTAGTCATTCTTGGTCTTATTTGCCTACTCATAAAATATATTAAAAATGTTAATAAAAATTAAGATAATGCTGCTATAGCATCTATAGTTGCTTGGGCTGAGGCTTGAACTGCTCCACCGACTTCTACGCTGGTAAACGGATGGCTCTTAAGTCCTAACAGTCTAGCCCCACCGGTGGCATTTTCAATCAAAACAAGGTCGCCATTTGTCCTAAGAACAGCAGACTGCCTAGGAAAATAATATGCGTCTCCGCTAGCCGTATCTTCTACCTTGTAATGAACTCCTACCAAAGTTATGTTATATGTATTCATTGTATTTTATTTCTTTAAGCCAATAATTTAAAATAAAAGGGGTACTAGACCCCAATTATTAAGTCAAATCTGTTGCAGATAGCTCTGTCGCAATATCCGCAATTGCTGCGGTGATATTCACCGTTGCTTTTGTCTCTGTGTTGATCATAATAGACCCTGCACCGTCTGGTAAATAAACGATTGATCCGTCTATTACTCCATCTACAGGCGTAGAATACTCTTTATAAGGTTTTCCGCCTGCGTTAATTTTACTGATTTCTACTAATACTGCTGCCATAGTTAACTATTTTATGTTTTAATTAATTAATAAGTTTTATACAACAAATACTATTCCTTATTTTTTATAATATGGTGATAAGAATAAAACATTGCATTTGCCAGGATATGCCCAATTTGGTGAAGCTGGGTTTCTTTATCTAACTCTTTGTCACCATTGTTTACAGCATCAATCAGTTCGCCAACATGCCTTTGCAATGATGCTAAAATATTCTCCTTATCCCAACCTTTTCTCCAGTTATTTCTAGAATACTTGTTAGCACCGAACTCGAGTACGCGGACAAGAGGTTCTAGGGAGGCGTAGTCTATCAGCGTGTAATCAGGCTTCCCGCCGTTATACCTTAATGCCTTTTTGTCATGATTTTTTACCGGCTTAACTTTTTTGTCATTGATTTCTTCGCTAGGATCTATTTCTATCAGGAGGTCAGCTTTATCCTCATCAAGATCACTGTCGTCTGTATCTTCTATTAAATCAAGAATGTCTTCGTTATTTGTAATCTCCCAATAATAGATATTGTCTATGTCATCCGGGTGAAGATCTATGTCTCCTATCTTGCTTGCATCAATAACCTCGGCTTCATATGAGTAAACATGATTGTCTGACTCTAATTCATCTATTATGATACCCCTAAAATTTACATCAGAAGGGTTCACTATGACTTTATACATGTACTCATTATTACCTTCATACTCAAATCTTATAGCCCTGTAGACTCTTCCGGTGGCAGGCTCATTTTTGAAAAACTCCTTAGCTTCATCTCTCTTAAATTCAAAGCTGTCAAAATAAATATATACAACTTTAGGTGTTTTTTTTGATTTTTCTTTAGTGCTCATTAATCTATATTTTCTTGGTTAACTAAATCTAGTGTACTAACTTCTTTTGAGGTTTCGTCATTATCCTCTGATAAGAACTCCTCATCATCCCTAAGCCCTAATGACTTAAGCAAATCTTTTCTGGTCTTAACCAGATCCTTGTAGACCTTCATCATATCTACCGCCCTTTTTAGATCATCCGGATCCTTGCCTGGCTTCTTGAAGAATGCTCTTATTTCCCCAAGCTGCGTGTCATAGGCATTTATGTTCTCATGATCTTCATCATACTGGATGTCCATATACTTCCGTATAGCTGCATTAATTTTAGGGTTCTTCCCAGCGATTATGTCTCGCGCGTTCTTGTCTGGTCTCTTCCCATCAGAATCAACCCTATACCCAGCTTGGAGTATAGCTTTCTCCTTTCTCTGCTTCAAAGGTAGCTGGCGAAACGGACTCTGGTAGTCGCTAGCAAATGCAACATAGGTCATCTGCTTGCTATTCAGTACAGCAAACTCACGTATAGAGTTAAGTTCTGGATTGACATCAAAAATACTTTTGTTTGGCTTAACTGTAAATAACATCTTTTTCGGTTTTCAAGGTGAAAATTACATCTTCAGCGTAATCTTGGATAAGCTCAATACTTCTCATGCAAATCTTGCTATCAGACCACATGTCTTTATTAGCTAAAATAAGAGCTTCTAAGCGATTTATATCTCTTTTGGATATATTATACCACTCAAGGGGAGATCGTTCATTGTACACACCAAGGAATCCTTCTGTGAGGCTATCTATTGGTTTAGGTTCTACAACCGGAAGAATGTTCTTAGCTTTCATAGAAATTTCCAGTGAAAACCTCAGATAATCCACCCTTACAGCAAGTATCTCAAATGCTGTAGCAAGATGCTTAGTTGTAAACTCGTCAAATTGATTTGAATTGCGGTAATCAAGAACTATTTGATCACGAAAATAGAGAAGGTTTTTCGTACCAGAGACAAGAGCTTTTACAATCTCTTTCTTTTTCTCGGTGTTCTCATACAGTTGTTCATAAAAATCTAATTGCATAACGCTAAATATTTAAAATCAGGTGATGGTATAGCAAACACTAAACCAAACACCCTATTTCAGTCAAATTGTCAGGATATATTTGGCATATATTTTTGGGTTCTGAGCAGGTTTTCTATTTTACCCTATATAGTATATATATATATATTATAATATATTATTAAGAGCTTATAATAATATATTATTATAATAATTATCTAGAGTAATTATTAAGATACTATCTAAAGTAATTATTAAGATACTATCTAGAGTAAGTATTAAGAGATTATCTAGAGTAGTTATCTCCTCTTTCTAGAGATAATATTAAGAGAATACTATATAGAGATACCTACTTTAATATTCTCTCTTACGGATCTCCTCTTACAGAGAAAAGCTGACAAGGATAGAACCAGATGGTTCTTCAAGCAATCACCTTTTTCCTTTTGTCGGCAATAACTCTATAAGCTATTTTAAGCCCTTCTAAGCGATTGTCATATCGAGTTGATATAAATAGACCAGTGGGATATATAAAGTCTCTCAGATCTTCTCTATTAAAGCGAGAGGATAATGTTTAGATTCTGTAGTAGAGCGACAATGTTGATAGCGAGAGGATAATTACTTCTCGGAATATTTTCTTGCTCAGAGATCTTGACTGGAGAAGTCTTGAGACCATTTTTTTGGCAAGAGTTACTTGAAATATGTTATATTTGTAGAGAAAGGTATTACCCCTCAATACTCCCCCTCCCTCTCACCCCATTGACAATACCCCCCTTGATAAAATCTTGACCCATGGGTATTAAAATCGTGGTTCTACGGTACTACAGGGCTGTTTTTAGGGGTAATTCCCTCTTATCCCTTTTATATTTTATTATAACACAACCTTTTACCTCTTATTCTCGTTATTATACTTAGATACTTTTACTAAGTGTCTAAGTTCTTTAAAAGATTTATTTATTATACAACCTTTTCATCTTGGTTACGTTAGTATTAATACTGGCCGACAAAGTTGATTAGGTTAGTAAAAATAATCTTAATTAATTGTAACCTTTTTTACTAGGTTACGTTA